GAGAATGCCACGACCTGATGTGTAAGATTGGTGAAGTGGTTGTTGTTGGTGGTGTACGTCGATCAGCAATGATTAGCTTGTCTAACTTGTCTGATGATCGTATGCGTCATGCTAAGTCTGGTCAATGGTGGGAGAAGAATGGTCAACGTGCCTTGGCTAACAACTCTGTGGCATACACTGAGAAGCCTGACATGGAAACCTTCATGCGTGAGTGGTTGTCCTTGGTGGAAAGTAAGAGTGGAGAGCGTGGTATCTTCTCTCGCCCTGCTTCTAAGAAACAAGCAGCTAAGAATGGACGACGAGATGCAAACTATGATTTTGGAACTAATCCGTGTAGTGAAATCATTCTTCGCCCACAGCAATTCTGTAACCTCACAGAAGTCGTGGTCAGAGCAACGGATACACTTAAGGACTTGGAGGAAAAAGTACGACTAGCTACCATTCTTGGTACTATCCAGTCTACCTACACTCACTTCCCCTATCTGCGTAAGGTATGGAAGGACAACACCGAAGAAGAGCGGTTGTTGGGAGTTAGCCTGACGGGTATCATGGACAACGAAGCAATGTCTGGTGGTATGGATAACTTTGCTGTGGCTCACTGGTTCACAGGCAAAGAAGAGATGAACCTTGCAGCTATCTTGGAGAAACTGAAGAATGTCGCTATTAACACTAATGCTGAGTGGGCTAAACGCCTTGGTATCCCTGCTTCTACTGCTATCACTTGTGTCAAACCTTCTGGCACTGTCTCCCAGCTTGTCGATTCTGCTAGTGGTATTCATGCTCGTCACAGCAGTTACTACATTCGTACTGTGCGTGGCGACAATAAAGACCCACTAACACAGTTTATGAAGGATCAGGGTATCCCGTCTGAGCCTGATGTGATGAAGCCTGATGCTACGACAGTGTTCAGCTTCCCACAGAAGTCACCAGAGGGTGCTGTTACACGAAATGATATGACGGCCCTTGAACAACTGGAACTATGGCTTACATATCAACGGCACTGGTGCGAACACAAACCATCCGTGACTATCACAGTCAAAGACGATGAGTGGATGGAAGTTGGTGCTTGGGTTTACAAGAACTTTGATGAGGTATCAGGCGTATCCTTCTTGCCACACTCTGATCACACTTATCAGCAAGCACCTTACCAAGACTGTTCTAAGCGTGAGTATGAAGAAGCACTTGCGTTGATGCCACAAAAGATTGACTGGTCTAAGCTAAGTGACTATGAGACTGAGGATACCTCTAAAGGCACAAGTACGTTTGCCTGTGCTGGTGGATCATGCGAAATTGTTGATCTGACATGAAGGGGACTGAAATGTTTTACATCCTGACCAAAGAGAACTGTGAGTGGTGCGACAAAGCCAAGTTCCTCTTAAACAAGAAGGGTGTCCCTTACGGGGCATTCAACTACAAGACCCACCCAATGTTCCCTCTGCTAATGAAGAAGGCTGGTATCAGTACGCTACCTCAGATTTGGGTAGAGACACCCATTGGTAAAGAGTATGTTGGTGGCTATGAAGACCTTGTAGATTGGTTTGAACACCAGAAGACCGACATTGATTGGATTGAGTGAATGATTGAGTCCCCTAAGTCTAAGCGTGTATCTCGTTACAAAGGTGCTACAGTAGAAGCTGCCACAAAGACTGTACCACTGAAGGCCATGAATGACACTCAGAAGGCATACATCAAAGCCCTTGGTGACAGTGACCAGTTGATTGTTTGTGGCTTCTCTGGGACGGGTAAGACCTACATTGCAGCTACCTATGCAGCTAATATGTATGCACAGAATATGATCGACAAGATTGTTCTTACTCGTCCTAATGTGTCTGTGGGCAAAGACCTTGGCTACTTCAAGGGCACTCTAGAAGAGAAGTTCCAACCTTGGGCCTTACCTATTCTTGATGTTCTTACAGAACAACTTGGGAAGGGTGTAGTGGAAACGGCTGTCAAAGCTGGTAACATTGAGATGGCTCCACTATCCACTATGCGTGGTCGATCCTTCAAGAACGCCTTTATCATCTTAGATGAAGCACAGAACACCACTGTAGCGGAAATGAAGATGTTCTTGACAAGGGTAGGTCAGAACTGTAAGGTAGTTGTTAATGGGGACATCAAGCAGTCAGACATCAATGTACAGTCTGGCCTGTCTAAGATCATCCATCTAGCTAAGAAGAACAATATGGCTGTCCCTGTGATTGAGTTTGGGATAGATGATATTGTTCGGTCTGATATATGTAAACAATGGATCATTGCCTTTGAGGCGGAAGGAAACAAGAATGTCTAAATATCAGGTTGGTGAGGTTTTGGTTGTGGTTGACAATCAGAGTGGTCACGGTTTTGCTATGGGAGAAGTCGTAGAGATTACTGTCATCTCTGATGGTCACTATACTGCCACAGATTCAACTGGTGAGTGGTGGGCAGTCATTGATGATGACCTTTCTCCCAGCGACACTCTTAGTGAACCTGATATGGTCAATAGCCCTGCCCACTATGGCAGTGGTAGCATTGAGTGTATCGAATACATCCAAGACTTCCTAACCACAGAAGAGTTCATTGGTTATCTTCGTGGCAACATCGCTAAGTATCTTCATCGCTTCCGTTACAAGAATGGTATTGAAGACCTGAGGAAAGCAGAGTGGTATCTGAATCGCCTTTCACAAACTATGGGAGATGAATAATGTTTAAAGAACTAAGTGCCCGTATCCAAGCCTTGACCATCTACAACGATGACCTTGCTCTGAAGACCCTGAAAGAACTTCAGGTAGCTATCGAAGCAGCTATCAACCACAAAACAACAGAATAAAAAAATAAGCCCCTTCAGGAAATCAATCCTGAGGGGGCTTTCTTCATTAGTCTTTATTGTGTTTATAAACGTCTAGGATGTCTCGTTTAATTTCCTTAACGTCTTCCTTTAACTCTTTCCACATTGACCTGTCTTCTTCACGACGAACATCACGGGATGAAATTTCTTCTTGCAATAAGGCGATTTGTTTCTGATTAGTCAATACAGTTCGGACTAACCAAGTTCCAGCGGTGGATATTGCACCTACGACTGCCACAACAATTGTGCTAACGATTTCATCAAATGTCATTTGCTGCACCCTGCATCATATCCAGTGATTAACTTATCTCCTGTGACAAGAGATTGTGGACCACCATCAATAATCAAGGCATTTGCATGGGAATCAACTAGGGGGTTAAGGCCAGCACAGATAGCACTGTCACTTGTGCTGACGTTGGCGCAACCTGTTAAGAGCAGCATCAGCGGTAGAATTAGGGTTAGTCTTGACAGCGGCATCTATCTTTTTCCTTACAGTTACATATTCTTCTTGCTGATGGATGAGGTTTGCTTTGTACTCAGTTTGCTTGCCAGATTGATAGAAGCCAATGGCCCCAATAGCAATAGTAAGGATAAGGATTAGAGGTAGGGTCAGTTTACTGGGCAGAAACATTGGGATCATTTGGTCACATCCTTCAGACCTTTAAGGCAAAGTTCAATCTTGCTCTCTGATCTACGGTTCTGTAGACCTGTCACAGTCTTGCCACCAGCCTTGACCCACTTGTCTAGTTGCCTACAGGCTTCTGGATACTTTCCAGCATTAGCAAGGGCCATCATAGTTGATGTACCAGCGGCTTGGATACCTACGTTGTAGGCTAGTTCTAGGAGAGATGCCTGAACACCTATGGGGATGTTCTTGTTAGTCATGTAGGGTTGTAGCTTGCTGTAGTATTCACCCACAGCATTCTCTAGCATAACAGTGCATTCTTCCTTAGTATAAGTGTCTCCCATCTTAACACCACGGGTCTCTCCGTAGCAGACAGTAGGAACCCCAACAATGTCCTTGTAGGCAGTAGTCTCTAGCCCTTCCCACTTAGCGATGAAGGGAGTTGCTGTGGCAATAACCAGTGCAGCAGCACCAGTGGCTAACTTCTTTTTGATTGACATTGTTGGAGTATCCTTGTGGCTTACTCAGTGGGGTAGGGGTAACGAAGTTTAATCTCTTCGATCTTGTCCAACCACTCTTGTTCTGTGGCCTCACCACGTTGCCATTTGAAGAAGATTGGATCAGCTTCTTTGACATAGGCTTTTGCACGGGCTGCTTTCTGCTGTTCCAATGTTGGTGGCTCTGGTTCAGGCTCTGGCAATGGAACGAACACGCCGTTCGCATAGCTGCCGCCGATCTGGCAACCTTCAATGGCTTCAGGCCAATCAGCGCAGAAGTCTGGGATGCTGTTGGGATCAACCAGAATGATGTTTACGACGATGCCATTTTTGATTTGAGCCTTATTCATTATTTGAACTCCATGACCATAACAACACCCTCTTTACCAGCACCACTGTTACCACCACCACCAGCACCAAAAGCACGTCCAGCCCCGTTATTCCCACTGCCCCAGAAAGAACCACCACCAATTCCAGGGGCGGAGCTTCCTGCGATGTATTGACCGCTGCCGCCTTGAATATTTAGAGCGCCACCACTACTACTGCCACCAGAACCGCCGCTAGTTGTCTGTCCTTGACTTCCCCCGCCACCACTAAGTGTTGATAAGGTTGAAGACCCCCCACTGTTATTAGCAGACCCCCCAGCACCGATTGTTACAGAAACTGCGCCAAGTGTTGTTAAGTTCAAGACACCTATCGAAGTCCCACCAGCGCCGCCGCCGCCAGAAAACGCATTACCGTTACCACCCCCACCGCCACCAGTGACAAAAGCAATGCCCCATTTGTAACCAGAAGTCGGCGTGTAGGTTCCTGATGCAGTAAAGGCTTGGATGTTTACGCCACTGACAAACGCAGGAGATAAGGTTGCAATCGCCTGAGCCACCCGCAATGGTGTAACACCTTTAACATTGTTTGTCCCAGCTTCCGCTTCAGCCTGTGTGGCAGGAAGAAAGTTAGGATTAAACACACTGTTTGTTTGGTCAATAGTCCCCAGAGTAATAAACGCAGAGTTTGATTCATTCCGCATTTTCAGTAGGTCGTTGGTGGTATCATACCACAACATATTGGCATAGGTCGTAGTAGGGGCAGTGACACCGCTGTTTGTACTAACAATAGCATTTAGAGCAGCATTCAAGTCTGAACGAAATGCTGGTGCTAGTTGGTTGTCAATGATGTAGTCGTGTTGAGACATATCGGGCTTTCCTTAGTTATATTGCACTCTGGCAATCAAAGAAGTGATACTTGGAGTAACATTTGGTGAGTAAGATTGAAGTTCAACCCTGAACCTGAAAGCCCTTCCGTAGAAGTCTCCAGCCACAAAGGGTTGATATGCACTCCAAGTTGGTGTGCCAGCAGGATTGTCAGGTGTAGTGGATATGTAAGTAACCACATCAGTGTCTTCGTAAGCAGAGAAACCAGTTAGGCTATCAAACAAACCAGCTTGTGAATCAAACAGACCCACAAGGTCATCAAACAAACCACCAGCGATAGAGTAACGAGCTACCTGAAGATCAACTCTGGTTCTTACACGCCTCACAGTAGTTGTGTCGATATAAGTACTGAAGTCGTAAGTTGCTGATGCCAAAAAGATTGTTCCAGAAACAGTCTGAGAACCAGTTGCAGTGCTTGCAAAAGAAACACTTGTTGTGGTGCAGCCTGTTACAGTGTAAGTGCCATTGTATTCTGTTGGAGTTATCCCAGACACTGTGATAGTTGATCCAATAGAATACGGCGCACTTGCTTGTGTTGCAAAAGTCAAAGTAGCAACACTACCTGTCCCAGAAGTACCTGTGGTAGTAAAGGTACGATTGTTTATCCGCAATGCACCAACAGCGGTTCCAGCCACAGTTTGTGATCCAGTGGTTGTATTTGCAAAAGAAACAGAAGTAGTCGTGCAAGCAGTTACAATATAAGTACCATTATACCCTGCGGGAGTAACGCCACTGATAGTGACTGAGTGTCCAACTGAGAAAGGAGCAGAAGCCTGTGCAGCAAAAGTCAAAGTAGCAACACTGCCTGTTCCAGATGCCCCTGTTGTTGCTAGAGAAGCCCCAGAGCAATTTACTTTAGTCCCCGTAAAGGTAGGGTGAGCAGTGATGACAGGATTGTTAGTGAAGGTCTCTAGGTTAGTAGATGGGATCACAACACTTGCAAAGCCAGCAGAAGTCTTTGTAGATTTGTTATATGGCCTAACCATATAAGTTCCCGATTTAACGGGTACTGTTATTGAAGTTGCAGGACGAGGAACTTTATCTACTGCCGTTACAGCATCAGACCAAGTAGCACCAGATTCTAAGGTAGTGTGTCTAATTTTATAATAAGACAAATCTAGGTTTGGAGAAGCTGTCCACTGAAGACCGACTGTACCACCAGAAAGATTGTGGCTAAATGTGGCTACATCATTTGGTGGAGCAGATACAGTCGAGATTTGATAGTTTGACTCTGTCGTATAACCACTCTTGATACCAAGGTAATTATACGACCTTGCTCTTACATCATAAAGACCATCAGCTACACCAGTAACTTGATAAGTCCCAAGATCACCTACGCCCATAGAGTTAAAAACTGTATCAGAACTTAGTTTGTACTGAACTTCTACCCTTTCTACAGAACTGGTATCAGCGGCACTAATCAAAGCATAGAGTGTGTTTGTAAGAGATTCAAAGCTGATAACTGTTTCTTGAGAAAGGGTTATACCAACAGATGCAACTGTGAAGGGGGATGGCAAGCTGGTATTATTGGATTCAAAGATTGACCCATCAACATCATCAAAGACCTGTGAAGAGATTTCACGAAGAGTTAGATTGACTTGAAGGTCAAGGCCCTCAGTAAGACCAAAGGACCAGTTAGTGATCTCAAAGGTCTTAGGTAGCCACCCAAACCTTGCAAGAGACAAGTTTACAATGTCACCAACTTCAACTTGGAATGCCTTAAGACCAAAGGAAGCAGACACAGTAAGTTGTTCGCGGTTACGGAACAAGAATATCTTAGCAATACGCTGTGCTGTGATAGAAGAAGTCGTGAAGGGCAAAGAATAGTCAGCCGTATTGACAAGGCCATTATCAGCATCAATAGCTGGTTGACTGATTACCTGTGGATAGTCAGCTTCCTGCCAATCGCTTTCAACACCCTTGAACTTACCTTTAACAGTATTGAATGTGTCCCTACGAGAATGTCTTGTTGAAACAGAGACACTAGAACGCAAATCATCTTCAGTCAAGGTTACAGTGGGTGCAGTATAAGCAGATGCCTTCATCCGCCACTTACCCTGAGAGTACCAGAACAAACCCCCCATAGAAGTGATGATGTCTGAGATCACTTGGTTAGGGGTAAAGGCAGTTACGAAAGCGCCATTACAGGTGTATCGAGTATTGGTCCCAAGTGCTGTAGTGACAGATTGATCACAGATGTTAGCAGCAGCAATGACATGATCATCAGAGATGCGGGCAGAGGAAACCCCAAGGCCATAGTCCGCTGTAAGATAGTCCCTCAAGCAAAGTGCTGGGTTATCAGACCAAACTGTCGTGGTGGTGCGAGGGTCATAGACCTTCTTGCCTTTGATTACAGCAGAGATAGTCGGAACACCGTTTGGAAACACATCGGCATTGTACTCAAGTCTTACATACAAATATGCAAGACCAGAAAGTTTATGCAGACTTGACCACTCACCAGTTGTGGGGGTGAGTTCTGGTCCCGTATCTGCAATCAGGTCTGTATCCGCAGTTTGTGCAGCAGTTCCAAGGTATTTCTTAATACGGATATATTTGTTTGCGCCAGAAACGTATTGAGCAGGAGCAGTTACAAAACCACTGCCATCAAGGGTTACAAGGTCATTGTTGACATAGATTTCTGCATAACTATCAATCTCGTGTCCAGCAAAGACAAGGATGCGGTGAAGGTATTTGTTGTTAGCACCACCAGTAGTCGAATCATATACACGAACACCACCAACCTTAGCTGTGCCATATATGATTTGGTGATCTAATGCAGCACCACTCTCACCAGCAATCGAATAGCCTCTTGTGGCTGATGCAGTGGGGGGCTTAGGGGCAAGGGCATTAAGGGCAGCACCCATAGCAGTAGATACTAGGAAACTGGCCGCGATAGAAGTGAAGCCAGCGGATAAACCCAGAAATGTGAAAGCACCCGCACCGCCAACAGTGGTAGCTACCGCTGCAAAAGTAGAGATAGCAGCAACAACAGCAGTAACTGGCATATTATTTTCCTAACTTTTTTAGAAACCGAGTTTCTACTTTGTTATAGCCCATGCGTAGCATTAGACTGTCTATCTTGTTTCTTTCCGTGGTTGCCACATACAGGTATCCATAACCATCTTCTAAAAGGCACTTTTCTGTAAACTGAAACAACCTAACACCAATTAAACCTTTTCTGTGTTTTGGGTGAAGGAAGATAGCATCATTAGAAACAAAGAACTGACCTTTAGAGTGCAAGTCTGGGGAGACTGTAGCAAAGAAATAACCTACAAGTTCGCCTGATGAACGGGCAGTAAATATCTTTAGATAACCCCTTTCTTCCAAAAGTAGGTAGATGTCCCAATCTGGATCAAGGACTTTTCTATCTAAGTCGTGCTGTACCTCTTCCCACTCCAAACTTGCCAGTTTGTTTATTTCTGGCATAACGGTGTTAAGAAACTCTTGTTGGTAAGTGATAGACATTTGTCGGGATGTCCTTTATTGAGATGCGCCTTTACGTCCCCAGAAGATTTCTTTATCTTGTAGGGCAGCTATATATTCTAGTCCTTTATCTGTGGAGTATCTAGATTGCTGATCAGTGTTAGTCAACCTTCGTATTACAGGTCGTTCAAGTTTTATCAAGGCATTCTCAGCACTAACAGAGATGGTGGCAGTTTCTGCTGCTTCCACAATGTTCATCTGGTCCATCTCGCCACTGAAGATTTCCAAGAAACCTTGTGTACCAGATTGTAGTACTATCAGATCACCAAACTGTGTAGTGATAGTATCAAGACCTTGTGTAGCAAGACCACCACCAATAAGGACACCAAAGTAAATCCTGCACTCGCGGCCTTGATAGGGTTCTTGTAGTGCTAGGGATAAGAAGCTAGAAGGAATGCCAGACAAAGTAAAGTTAGCCCCTACAGCCTGTATTTCTGTGGTTTCTTCGACTGTGGAGATGTTAAGGAGTTGACCAGCACCCAAATAGGTATTACCAGTGTCTTCCCTAACAAAGTCTCCATAGCCTGACCACATATAAAGCGGACTACTTTGGAACATAAGATCAACCGCAAAGAAGGGTGTAATCTCAGGGGCTTCTAAGGCTTGAAGAAGTGTCGGGAAAATATCTCTAGCCATTATTACGTCCTTATGCGATTGCTACGGTACGACTTGATTCGATCAAGCTAGTTCCATCAGAGATGAACCCAAGCACAAAGTAACGAGCAGATACAGTTCCTGTGGCAAGTGTGCCTGTGGTCTTGAAACCTGTGCCAAAAGTCATGGTGAAGCTGGTTGTTCCAGATGTCAGAACAATCAAAGTAGAGCGAGTTCCAGCAGCAGGGACAGTAGAGGTAAACGTACCAGTAGCTGTGGGAGTTACCCTACACACACCATCCGTTCCGAATGCCAAAGCAAGTGTGCCGTTTGCGTGTGCAATAAACCCATCTGTAATGATGCTATCGGATGTCAGGGAACTGCCACGGATAGTTGCAGGAGTTGTTCCACCAATGGCAGGGGGTGATGCAAGGTAAGTCGAGAAGCCCGTACCAGATACAGTGCTTGATGCAGACAACGTAGTAAACGCACCAGTTGATGGGGTTGTAGCGCCGACCGTACCATTCAAGGCGGCTGCGGTGATCGTTGGGCCTGTGCCAAGTACCACAGAGCCAGTACCAGTAGCTGTCTGAAAATCAGTTAGGCCAGCTTCCCAGTCTGCTGCCGTGGTCAGCGTAGTGCCAATGCAAGTGACCATTGCACTCAGACCAGCAATAATGGTTACTACAAGGTTTCCTCCAGAGGAGTTTACTGTCAAACTACCTGTGGAGTTGTTGACGATGTGGAACGACCAGCCCGCCACTAGTGTGGAAGTTACAGGCAGAGTAATCGTCTGTGTGGTTGAACCAGTGAACAGTTGGTACTGTGTGCTAGTGTTAGTCAGGACAGTCGTACCAGCAGCAGTTGCTGTGGCTGTGTAACCCAGAATACGAGCAGCTTCAGCAGGGGCTGTTGTTACGCCTGTACCACCGTTAGCCACAGGAAGAGTGCCAGACACATGAGTTGTCAGACCTATTTTACCATAGCTAGGAGCAACACCAACACCACCAGAGATAAGAGCGTTACCAGTTGCTACATCAGCTAACTTAGAAAGTACGCCAGTTGTAGAAGCATAAATCAAATCGCCAATGGCATAAGATGTAATGTTCGTACCGCCATTAGCCACAGGCAAAGTCCCTGAGATATGGGTGGTCAAACCAATCTTGCCGTAAGAAGGTGCAGCACCAACACCACCAGAGATAAGAGCATTACCAGTTGCTACATCAGCCAGTTTGCTGAGAGCAGTCGTAGTGCTTGCATAGACAAGATCACCTACCGCATAGGACGTAATACCTGTGCCACCATAAGGAACAGTGATAGTAGCGCCATTCCAAGTGCCAACAGTGATAGCACCAACAACACTGATAGCAGGGACATTCAAGAAGAACTCAGCCCTAGTCATCTTGCTTGTGGTATCAGCAGACACATCAACCACAGGAAGTACGTCAGTGCTTGCAGAGTTAGCGCCAGTAAGGCTAGGAAGGTCAGTAATCTTTACGTTAGCCATTACAGGGCCTCCACACAATCAAAGGTAATGCCATAAGAGGAGATATTGTTAATCTCCCAAGAGGCAGTGTTAGTAGCAAGACGAAAGTTACTTTTAGTGTTCGTCAGAGTTATGGCAGCATTATCAGCAGGGGCTGTGGTGATTGAGGGCCACAAGGTAAGAGTTGCTACACCAGAGCCATTAGAGTTGACTTGTGTAAGAACCTTGTATAGCTTAGAGGTTCCATTAGAACCAAGTTGGATATAGTCGCCAGCAAGAAGGTAACCAGTTGCAGATATAGGTAGACCATCAATAATCAGGTCTTGTCCAACTTGTGATGCACCCATAACCACAGGTGTTCCAGCCGTTGTGGCAGCAGAACCTCTAGGAGCAGTTCCATTAGGATCACCAAGAAGGAATGTTCCGTATTGTCCGCGCAAACTAAGGAGAAAAGCAATCCAATTCTCCGCATCAACACGTTTCATAGGTGGGAGAGAGACAGATGCCCTCCACCTCTCCCCCTGATGTTTTACTACTTGCTGTGCGAAGGTAAAGGGTGATTGACTAATTGCTGTAGCATTGTCAGCACTGAAGATGATATTGGCGATACCAATATTTGTCGGAGTAGAAAGTGGATATGTTATTGCCAATTTATTTACCTATCATCTAAAGGCGTTGCCCATTTGCCCGCCACGCCTCTTAGCATCAATCATTGCAGCCTTTGTGGCACTGCTGATCTGCGGGATCATCTTAGCGATCTCTTGACGAACCATTGCAGAGTCTGAACCAGTTACACTGATGTTGTTATTAACCACATAACTTTCATTGGAACTGCCACCAAGAGCAGCCTTAGTTTGACCATTAGTCAGAACCATTCCCGAAGACTTAGGGATGATCAACTCAGGGCCACGTTCACCAACGATATACGGTTGACCCGCACTAACAGGACCACCATCAGCTTTGAACATACCTGTAAGGGCTTTACCTAAGAAGCCAGTTATACCAGCCCCTTTCCCAGTGGCTCTGTCAAAAGAACCGACCAGTTGCTGAACCACAAGAACATTGTAGAGTTCTTTGATGATTGCAGCAGCCATGCTCTTAAAGGCATCCTTAGCAGATTGAGTACCATCAACCATAGACATGAAAGCATCTTCCATGCTACTTTGGATGGTGTCGTAAAGACCTTGCTGTTCCTTGAGACGTTCTTCAAGTTCGATCTGCTTTTGGATTTGTTCTTCAAGACCATTGATGATAGTAGGACTATATTTAGCATAGTCATCACCAAGTGCTTGACGAACTTGTCTCTCTGCTTCAGTCTTACCATTCAGTTCTTCTTGAAGAGCAATCTGCTTTTGCAGTTCAATAAGTGGATCAACTTTTGCAGCACCACCTCCACCCAGACCACCTGTTGTGGTTGTGCCTTTAATCTCTGGTGGCGTAGATGGTCCACCCGTACGACTTTCTGCAAGTGCCCCACCATAAGTGAACCCACTGTAGTCTCTGGGTTGGAACTTACTCATATTGAGCATTGTGGTATATGTGTCTGATACAAACTGATATAGTGCGCTTGATGGGGGTAAAACATCTTCAAAGACACTCTTTAGGTCTACCTTAGATATATCATCAACAGCTTTACCAATATCTAGGTAAGTGGATAAGAACTCCCTAGCCAGTTCTTTACCTCTATTTAGGGCATCAGTTTCTTTTTGTTGTAAGTCTACTGCATCTTGCCCTTGTCGGTTAATAAGTTTTAGTGCGTCACCCTGTGCAACAGAGATTTCATTTGACTTGATTTGTGCATCAATCTGTCTATTGTAATCATCAAGGGCTTGCCGAAGTTCCAATTTTTTGACTTCAGCAGAATCACTTCCAAAAGTGGCAATAGTTTTTTCCATTGCATAGTTTTGCATAAGCGAGGCATATTGTTCGCCATAAGCTGCTTTTTGATCTTCAGCCAATTTAGCTTGAATCTCTGCAACCCTTTCGGCAGCATCTGCAACAGCCTTCTCAGCGGCATCAACATCATTTTGGTTCAAAGTTCCAATAAGCCAATCTGAAAGGGCTATACCAGCAGCAGCTCCACCCTGACCAATGTTGTTTACGCTACTTTGTGCAGTAAACTCAGCAAGTGCTTTTTGAGCAGTAGCTAAGTCGGCCTTAGCTTGTTCAAGACTTTGACCACCAAACATCTCATCAACGGTCATACCAGCAGCAGCAGCTTGTTTTGTTTGAACCCACTCTTTAAGAGTTTCATCAATACGTTTAATTGCAGTATCTAAGTCGCTGAGTTCTTCTTTAGCCTTATTTGCACTTTCACCAGTACGCATCCACCATGCGCCAAAAGCAGTTAGCAAAGGTATAGCAATACCAAGACCAGCACTAATACCAATAAGAGAACTGACAGACATCCCAAGTGCGCCAGCAAAAGAAGGTAAAATGCCTACCAACTGTGTGGCCTGTTGTCCAAAAGCAACCATCCAGTTAGTGCCAGATTGAACTTGAACAAGAAAGTCACCAACCTGATAACCCACTTGTTGAGTAGCCATACCCATCTGACCCATGCCACGACGAGTGTTAGCTAGTGCAGATTCAAAACCCTGCATTCTTTGAGCAGTCTGCTGAAGTTCTTTAGCAGAAAACCTTTGGAAAGAGTTAGCTGCACCATCAGTTTCTGTTTTAACCATCTGCATTATGGATTTCATACGTTGAAAATCTGCCATAACTTTTGCAGTAGCATCAGACATTTTCTTTTCTGAGACAGTTACCCTGTCAAAGTCTGTAGCGAGTTCTTTTACGAGAGGCTGACCCTTAATATCAATCAGAAAACTTACTGTGCCAAGATCAGCCATTTCTTTCACCAATCACTTTTATGTAGACAGAATCTAATTTCTTTATAACACCAACTTCCCATGTGGATAGTTGACTTCCAGTTAGTTGTTGCCATGCAGCAATCTCAGTGTAGCTAAGGGGCAGAGGTCCATTGAAGCCTTGACCACGGGCAGGGTGCAAACTAATAAAGGCAGACCAGACATATTCCATTAGTTCGGGGAACTGTGGTCCCTGCAACCCTAGTGGTGTTTGTCCAATCTGCCTCTCAACTACTTCTAAGTGTTCCCTTTCGGAAATACCATCTTTATCAGCAAGACTTAGTTTGAAGTCCCATTCCGCATACTCGTATAGGTCAGAGGCTATTTCTTCAAAAAAGAGGTGTAATCCTCTTGAGCCTCAATGACCTGATCTTTGAGCCACGGAAGTTTCTGATAAAGGTCGATTGCCTCTGCCACAGAAAACTTCAAGGACTTCTTGTTAAAGGTCAAGTCCCAATCTTTCGTGGTCTTAGCAATCAGTTCGACAGACGCAATATCAATCTCTTCAGCAGAGAAGGTAATCTTCTTACTCTTCTGTGCTTTCTGAATACGCTTGTTGGTCTGTTCGTGGATAGCAGTCTTATACTCTTTTGAGTGGGGTGCATATACAGTGACTGACATCTCTACACCATCGTCCTTCATCAAGACATCATCAGTAACTGGATGCTTGAGGATAACAGTGATGGTGTCAGAGGTAGGTAGAAGATTAGAAAGGTCCATGTCGGGGATGTCCTTATAGGGTTAGGGTTACTACATGATAGACGATCAAGTTTATGTAGGAGATAGATATATCGGCGGGGGCAAACCTAATAAGTATATGGGTGTTGGTCATGCCCGTGTCAAGGGGTAAACGAAAATAAACTTGTGTCGGATAGTGAAATTCGGGACAGGACTTCTGCCCGACACAATCGCCCTGTCCCTACCCCTTGTTTAAAGGGGATGCTAGAATCAGGTGTGACGAGTAAGTTTCAGGTTCGTTGCTTCCGTGGTGTCAAACAAGGCCACGAAGGGCAAGCTGATGACACGAGAGCCAGTACCACCAACAGGAACATCAGCAGCGTTGATCTTGATACGGGGGAACATGAAGGTCATGCCAGCAGTCGTATCTGGGCTATCAACCTGAACTTCAAAGGCTGTCTCAGTCTCATTCAAGAAACGGTTGATCAGCGTGATATCTTCAAAGTAAGCAGTGATAGTACCTTCAACAGTAGCCATGCCATACTCAAGCGAGGGTGTCGTGGCAGAGCCAATTACATAGGTGGGATTGAATGCGTTATCAATAGAGAAGTCAATGCCCGTGATGATAGCGATAGAAGCCAGAGTACCACCAGCATCAGCGATCTTGATGGTGCCCGAATAAGCATCGAAAGGCTTGTTCACAGCAGCAGCAGTCAGGGTTGTAGCAGCAGTAGTCAAGGAGGCAACCATATCTTTGCCAGCAAACGAGAAAGTAGTCGTGACCATGCTATTTGGCTTGATAGAGATGCCCATCTTAGATACAGCCATACCCGTGAATAGTCGGAAGGCATCGGTGCTGCCAGTGTCGTTAGCAGAATCTTCAATGGAGAAAGACTTCAACGTAGTTCCCACTTTAAGTACGTTCGTAGAGAACGCATTCATAAAGGCGCTCTCAATGAAAGCATCGTAGTTAGCTGCACCAGTGGTAGTACCACGAAGGTCAACTACAATATCGCCACCAGCAGAACGGTTGCCATGACGGTCAACGCGAAGCATACGGTCAGCCTGAATGTCAGTACCTGTGACACGTTGCTTGGTCAAATTCAGGCTGTGCGAGGTGTAAGGAAGTTCAACGAAAGTCGGAGTGGAGGGAGTAACACCAAATGTGACTTCGGGAATGAAAGATAGGGAAGAACGAGAACCCTGAAGAATTGCCATAGTTAGTTTCCTTTATCAGTTATTGATAGCAATACCAAGCAATGACGATTGGTGTGCAATAGAAGGGTGAGTCAAGGTAACTTGCTCTTACCTCAGAGTAGTCTAGGCTTATGGTAAAGCCGTTGTAGGAGATGTCTGTAGTTGCTTCAAAACGAGCCAACAACAGATCAGCAACGTCATATCCTGCACCTGAACCTAAACCCTCTGGTGTGCAGATCAATAGATTGTAGAGGCCGTCA